CTAATTTTTTGTTTCCTTAATGCGTTTAATTTTTCCATTTCCTAGATATAATTGATAACGAATCGCTCCTTTACTGGTCTGAAATTCAACCTTAGCTAGGGACGAATTACCCCCAGTTCGGTCAAATGTGATACTTTGTCCTGATGGTGCTTGAATTCCTTTAGGAACTGTCAACTTTTGACTGCCATTGCTAATCGTCTGCCCATCTAAGTTTAGACTAGCCTTTTGCTGACTAGCTACACTACGTTTTTGTGTTTCCCGATAGAGTTCTTCAAACTCCATAAAGAAAATCTGCTCCTCTACCGCCGCAAAAGTGGACTGGACAGAGTCGGACAAGCCCAAGGCAAGGATACTCACAAGACCCAAAACTAATAGACTTTCCAGCATGGTAAAGGCCTTAATCATTGACTTTACGATTTGCTCCTCCGTTTTTAGTATAGTATTCATTATAAGCTTTAGCCTGCTCTTCTGTGATTCTCCCATCTGCTTGTAACTTGCTTAGGCTAGCATCTTCATTTTTATCCAAGCTATAAAGCTCTGCCTGGCTTTCCACAACCTTAACAACAGCAGCTTTCCTTTGTCATTGACTGCTTCTTTTTGCTTGGTCAGATTAGGTACAAAGAGTAATAGAAGCACGCTGATGATGAGCAAGACCACCAACATCTCAATAAAGGATAGTAAAATTATTGATTTTTTCCATCTCATACATCTGCAATGAATGCAACACGAGATCACGATACTTCCAAGTTGATACTAGGTACTCAATGGTTTCCTGGTCCTCTATCTTGCATTCCATAAGTAACAATAGCTTGACCGTATACTCATTTTTCAAAATCGGCACCTGGTAAGTCACATCCACCCAATGCTCAAAGCCTAAGTCTGTCTGCTCTACGCTTTCAAGTTTAATATTTAAAATGTTCATGTTTTCTTCCTCCTTACTTATCTATTCGTAAAAAAATAAAAAGTAGTGAAAAAATCATTACTTTTTTTATTTTTAACAAAACGTCGTTTTTGACAATAATGCGACACGATTCCTCCTCCCTATTCTTCAAGTAAGCGTTTTTTGAAGAATAGGATTTAGAAGTTGGTTCCTAATCGTTCAAAATGCGTGTTTTTGCAAAATAGAAATACAAACTCCAATTTTGTTGGCGTCAACAAAATTGGCAACCAAGCGCTTTATAAAGCTATTTGTTGAAGCCAACAAGTCAATTTCAGAGCAAATAAAAAAACCGCAAGCTATTGCCTGCGGTTAGTGTAATCTAATTTGAAAGTCCTTTCTGTTCTTATTTTTCTTCTTTTGGTTTATCAACTATAGTGATAAGCCCGTCTGGTTCGGTTTTGAAGGCTGGGTCTGTGTGAATTTCGCCGTTCGCCTTCAAATAGTACCAACCATCACCTGACTTAATGAACTGTTTAGATAGCATATAACCATCTTTTTCTTCCATAAAATACCAGGTTTCACGGTATTTCACCCAACCAGTGGCCATGCGACCGTCTGATTTGAAGAAATACCATCGATGATTGAGGAACATCCAGCCTGTGACCATTGCGCCACGTTTGTCAAGATAGAACCAATCTTTGCCATCATTAAACCAACGATTGATTAGGCAGTATCCACGTTCATCGAAGTAGAACCACTCATTGTTGATTTTCTTCCAGCTTTTTGTTGGATAAGAGCCATCCGACTCTTCCCACCACCAGCCGGAAGCATTTTGGCGCCAACCAGCTTCAGTAGAGATACCACCTTCAATATCATTTTTAAATTGTTCACGGCTAATGCCCCATTTAGCAAGATAAGGATACGGGTCAACATGGTCAGAATAATTTCGAGGCTGGTTATACGTACAGTATTGGTGCGTCTTAATTCCAGCCAAACTATCAGAATCCAACGTTTTAGGAATTCCTGCTTCATCAGCAAGGTTTCTCAAAAGCTCAACATAGAGCTTGTAATCACGCATAAACTCTTCTTTTGTGCTATGACTTTCAATCAATTCTACTTGTCCGTAACCTTCAACGTTCCAGCCACCTCCCACATCGTAGGCTCCCATGTCTGTGTACCAGGTCTGCATCACACGGCCGTTGCCGACAACGTGCGAGAAAAAGCCTGAATCAACAGGACGACGCATATGATAGTCTGCTTCATTTTGGGCTGTTGAATTTGGGTTTCCTGTTGAATGTGCATGAATTTGTCTGTATGGTTGTTCCCCAACTTGTGGAAGGTCAGTTCTTAGTCTACTTGTATCAATGTCCATTCTTAGTCCTCCTTCGGATTTTCATACTCAAGCGCTTGCTTGCTATCTGTGATTCCGCTAGTCGTTGGGTCGTTGACTAGACCGATAGCAGTCAAGAACACGAATACTGCATTAACAAGCAGAATCAGCTTGTTGCCGATATCACCCAAATCTAGATGATATCCGAAGACTGCTGCACCAGCTTGCAAGACAAGCAAGAAGGCTGGAATGGCAGTCAGCCAGAAAAATTTATTTTGTAGTCGTAATTTCCAGTTAATCATTTGTTATTTTCCTTTCTTTTTATGGCAATGTTGTTGGCCACGGTTCGTCAGTTATATACGAAACGGCACTTACGCGAATATCTCCGATATCTTTGTTCGTTGGAATTTCTTCGTTAAATGTGAATTGGATGAAATTTGAGTCACTCTTTCCGCCCAAATACCAGATTCCATACGGTTTTCCTGAATCACTGTAGATACCTCCGATTAAAGAGCTTTCACTTCTAAAACCTTGCGGAATGTTTCCAGGAGTTACCACCTTTACTCCTCGAGGTCCAGTGCTACCGTGACCGACGAATCCTGGTCCATTTCTTCGAATGATCCCGAACCAACCATACTGAAGACCTCCGAAGTTATAAGAGACTAAGTTGTTTACACGTCTAATCTTAATAAATGATTTTTGGCTGCCATTAGTTAGTATTGAAGCTGAATTAAGGGTTATCCAACCTGTATCACCAATCAGAACTTTCCAACCAGTGTTTCCATTTCCACTCTCTTTTATCCACTTGAGAGCGCCGTTGGTTTTGTTGACATCTACATAGGTCGTTCCGATTTCAGCTGTGATACGGCCTTCTGGTGAGCCTGTACCACGTATTTCGTGCCCTACGTTTTCAGGCAACGGTAGAGTAACATTATTACCTCCCGTAATTCCAAGAGTATTTCCAGTTAAGGTCAATTGTGGAATTGGTTTTTCGTTCAGTGCCTTTACATCGCGACCGACAGCTTGGGCAAATGCCTTTAAATTGTCCATGGCGGTTACGCTTTCGCTGCGTTATAGGTTGCTACCAGGTCAAGATTGGCAAATTCATCAATACGACGACCGAGGTCAGCCAATTTTTGAACGACTGCACCTTCAGTGCTACCACTCATTTTAGCGATTTCCTCAGCGATTTCTTTAAGCGTATTGAGATTTTCAGGGACCCCATCACCTAGAAGGTCATTCTTAACTGCGGTTTTTGCCTGCTCAATAGCTTGCGTTAACGTAGCACTGTCAACCTTACCATTAATCAGTTGTTTCAATTCCTTGATGTCAACCCCAACTGCTTGAGCGAATGCCGTTAATTTTGTTGTGTCCATTGTTTTACACCTTTCCTAAATTGTAGTAAAAAAGTAAGTCTGGCAATTCCTGACTCACTGTGCCATCACCACCTACAGTCTTTTCTGCAAGTTGTTTCTTAACTTCTTCAGCAATATCCAACTCTTTGAGAGAATGGATTTCGTTTGTGACCAGGTTCTTATCCGATTTGATGATTCTGATTTGAGTCTGGTCATCGCTGGGAAATATATACCCAGCCACGCAAATTTCGAGCTTGTACGTCCCTTCTGGCAAAATACCATCTAGATTAAATACCACGGCTCCATTCGTGACAGTCGAAGTATTCTTCCACTGTTCTCCGTCTTTTGATAACGTGATTTTCGCCTCCTGTCCATCAAGCGATGGGATAGGGTCTTTATTTTCATCGAGCAATTTAAATCCAAAAGATGAACTTAAATCGCCCTGTTTTACACGAAAACCACCGTCGAATTGTTCTAAATTAGTTGTGTTTAGTTTTCGCATCTAAACCTCCTCAATTAGCCCCTTCGATTTCATCCATGCGATCATTCATGCGAACCATCTCTTTCTGAATATCTCCGACTGCATGAGTGATTGTGGTTAATTCTGTTGTGGTTTTTTCCAAATGAGTCATCAAGCGCTCTTCTCGTCTATTAGAGTCAGCCTTTGATTGCTCATGCAAATCCATGATTTTCTTTTCTCGCTTGCCCGATGTCTTAATAAGATATCGAATGATGATGAAGAAAAAAGGATAAATAAAATCGCCCAGACAAATTGACTATGAGCGATTTTTTCTGCTTCTTCAATCGGCAATGATTATACCTCCTTCAAATTAAATTTCAAGCCACGGAATTTGCTAACAACTCCAGGACGATTCTTAGCTGTAATTCGATAAAATCCGACATCAAGAATAGTGCCGTCTGATAGCGACTGTCCATTTGATGTCAAAATCACATTGTCTCCAAAATAGTGGACAATTGACGGACGTTCAACATAAACCGAAACCTCAAACATAGTCTTTGTTTGAGTAGAATTTAGTTGACCTTCCAAATCGAAACCGTCAGTTCTAGTAATCCACTTCACATCTTTTTGGTCATCAGTCAAATAATCTGAATAATTCAAATCAGATGCCACTTTGTTATTTTGATACCCAATTTTACTAATCCCCGAAACAAATACCGTTTGATGTATCAATTGACTAGCTAAGAATTCTGCTCCTTTTTGATGGCCAAGATCTCCAAAGTGGCACATATCAGGAATTAAATCCTTGAGCTTGTATTCTGAATGGTTCAAAATATTACTTGTGCCTGCGTTATAATCAATAAATGGTATTCCTAATTCGGACGCTAAATCCTTCTTGATGTTGTCAGCGATCGCATTAATCTTCGAACCAAATCGTTTGTAATTCTCAAATTCAGCTTGAGTGCTCATTAGTACAGGTTTAATGCCTTTTGCCAACAATCGATTGACAACATTGATATGATCGTCACGAAATGATTTAATATTACTCACGTCGTATACCATATCGTTGATGCCCATTGCAATGAACGCATAATCAATAGATTCAGATATCGGAGATAGAACAGCATCCAGATTTTGACGAAGCCAATTAATGGTTTTTCCTGAAAATCCTCGATTATAAAATTTATGGTTGAATGCATAATCTTTTTGACTATTTACAATCTTATTCAAAATTTCGGTGTAGCTATTAGGTTTATCGGTCAGTCTTTCAAGAACATTTCCTGAATATTCAGTTGTTCTGAATCCATCGGTTGTACTATCTCCTAATGTTACAAAAACAGTTCTTTTAGTCTGCAGGTCGATTTTAAGCTGTTCTAATGTGATTGTCGACTGAGCAGAAGCCAATTTGTCGGTGTTAACAAAATTTCTTTCATGAGATATATGTCGGATTTCATTCAAATATATTTCCGCAATTTTGACTAGAGATGCCGTTTTTGGCACGTCAGTTTGTCGATAATCTGGATAAGAATACATGGTTGTGATCTGAAAAGTTTTAGTGTCTCTATCAAACAACAATAAGTTCCCAGACGCTGAATTAAATGTAAGTTCAAATTCATCAATTGCGTTGACGAAATATCCGTCGCAGGCGATGATGAAATCATTTCCCTCACGTTTGCCTTTTATCGTTCGTGTTTTTGGATCAAATATAATTTGCCCTTGAATCACAGTACCCCAGTTGGCATCTATATAGTCACTTCTCTCACCAATTTTTAATCCAATAGTCTTGACGAAAGGAGAAGATTGTGGATGCAAAAGTATTCCTTTGAATAAAATAGCAAGAATGGTCTCTCTATTGCCGATATTGCTAATATTTCCAAGATTTCTCACATACAATTCATTAGTTTCATCATTGTATATAACGTACTGGCTTACTGCTTCTTTTGGCAAAGATGCTGATAAATTCTTATTCACATTAGCTTTTCTTTTACCGACTTGGAACCAACTTCCGTTGGCTAATGTAACTGTAGAGTTTTTTGCGTCAATTGTTAATCGCCCTGCTATCATTAAACCAAAACCCATGCGCTCATCCAGTTTTTCATCCGTAACCGAGCCGTTAACAATATTAGCAGAGCTAACAGCGTTATTTCCAACGACTGCCACTTTTGACCCAGCGATTTGCTCTCGTGCATCTTGTGCTAACATTGCCCAAGTAACTTGCGCAGCGCCGTTTTTGTCAACTTTGTCATTGGTAAGTTTGCTGGCTTTTTGATTAGCAGCATCCGCATTAGCATTTATGCTCATAAGATTTTGCGAAAGTGTGTCAAATCCACCTCTGGCCTTTGCAACTTCCATATTCGCATTACCGTCCTTGGATGCTGTTTCGTACGTGACTTCAAGTGCTTTCGCAATAGACTCACGAACATCAGCACCTCTCGTCTTCTTCCTGATACCTTCTACTAGAATGTTGATGTTCTTAGTATTTGGTAGTGGCGATGGATCATCAAATAAATTTAAACGTCCTGCTGCTTCTTCTGTTGCCATTAATTACCTCCTAAATCGTTTCTAATTTTACTAATTTCAGCTTCTAACCCTTTGATTCTTTCTGCATGCTCAGGCTTGTGTTCATTTCTCAAACGTTCTAGTTCACTTGTTAGAGTCAATAGTCTATCACGTTTAGTCTCAATATCTTGATTAGCTTTCACCCGTTCAATTGACTCAATTGCTTCTTGAGTTTGAAGTTGATAAGCAGATAATGATTGAGACCTTGAACCAATTACCAAGTCCACACTTTGAGGGTTTAAGATGTCAATCTTCTTCTCAATGATTTGCAAAGCTTCAACTCCTGAAAGCGGAGCGTTCAAAATTGGGTGCGTATTACCGATTTTAAACTTCACATATCTGTGGTCAATCAGGTACCTTTCTACTGCTGAAACCGTCCACTTGGCTAGTGCGATTTTCTGATTTCTTAGATACTGAAGACCTCTATTTTTTAAGACTTGAGGATTATCAATTTCCGTCCAAATAACAGGCTTTCTGATGATGCCAAACTTGGCTACAAGCTCGGCATCTTCAAGCCATATCTTACCACCGTTGACCGATGAGATATCGATTTGTTTTCTGGTCACATCAGAACCCTGCTCCTCTTTTGTTTCTTTATTCGGTTTCTTCGTATTCTTCTCATCTGCTCCAATTGGCATGATTTGAGTAGCAATCCCATCAAATGAAATTTCACGAGATGCAGACTTGATATTTCGACCTAGCTGAATCGGTGATTCTTGACTTCTTCCAATCGAAGAGGTCCAATCTAGATACAATCCATCACTCGCTCTTCTCAAAGTCAGATAGCCTCCAATATTCGCTATGATACGTTCTCTAATCGTATCCCATGTAGATTCATATCCAAGATAGCGCCATGGCTTATCTGTCAAACTCTTGACAGTAACAGAACCAAGATAGATTCGCTTGTAGTCTTCTACTTGTGCGTTGTGCTGATTCAAGATTTCTCTCAAGTATGCTTCAGCACCAGTGTTTTTCAACTTTTGGAAATATTGTGTGCTATCATGCAAAAAGGATAGGAAATCTTCACAAACAACCTCTTGAACAAATCCTGTACTCGTCATCTTATTTGAAATGCTCAAAACCCTACCCTCAAATTCGACTTCCTCGTCATATAAATTCACGACCTGGACAATCGATTGAAAGGGGATGAGTTTTTGATACAAATCATTTTGCATCGGAATAACAAAAGTGAACTCATTAATTGCATTCTGCGCTTGCTTGATAGATCCTGAAAGGATTTTGTTGCCTTTACGAGAATACGGACTGTGAACGACCTTCTTTTTGGTAAAATCGGTATCCGATAACATTTCTCGAAAAGAATTCCAAAAATATACTTCAAATCCACCATTCTTCATGCCATCACCTCTGCATTAAATCTTAATGATATCGAACCGTTTCCTTTTGCAGTAAAACGGTTCATACCTGGTTTCATAGATAAGACGAAATCTGTATTTTCGCCCTTCTTAAACTTGTATATTTTGCCTTTCTTGTCGATAAGGCTGATATCGTTGCTACAAATCACTGTTGGACTAACAGATGTATCTCCACCATTGATGAAGAAGATTTCATTTTGGCCATTAATCTGCCATTTCGTCCAATTTGAAAAATCATTCTCGAAATCAAATGTATCCCAAACATCGTCAAAGTAATTATCAACATGAAATGCGAATGGATAGCAAATGAAGACGATTGTAGCAATCAAATGCTTCTTCAGAGGTACATCTGTCACTTTGATGCTCTTGACCTTTCCAAGCCAATAATATCGCCTGTCGTGAGTGTCAAATAGCTGACTATCAGATTTCGTGGCCATACTAGATTTGATAAATCGCTCAGCCAATTTTCTATCAGGATAGTCTTTATTTGGAAGTTTGAATTCGTATGTGATTTCTCGCCTATCAAAGAAGACTTCTCCGAGCACGTCAGAGAAGTCTAAAACACCCTGTAAATAAGGGATTTGCTCCACGATCTCCTTCTTATCAGGAGTAGGAGCATCCCTACTTTGAAGATACCAACCGGCATCTTTGCTATTAAAATCACCGAATTGGATATATTCCTTAATTTGAGTAATCATAATCGATGCCGTCCTCTCAATGTCTGAATGTTACCTACTGCTTCATCATAAGCATAAGCAGTACCACCAACAAGGGCGCCTGTATCCAAGACCATCATCTGGCCTTGTGCTACTTGCTCCCTCAACTCTGACAAGCTATCAATCACATCAGACAATAGACTTGTTGAATGAGCGATATAGGCTTCTTGTCTGCTAGATGTTTCATCTTTTGGCGTCTTACCTCTCAAGGTTTCAACTTTCAATTGACTTGACATAGTAGCAGTCGCACCAGTCAAAAGATTCTTAGACCTTAAACTAAAATCATTCACATGATCACGAATAGCATCCAAGTGACCTGTGACATTATCCATTGACGAGTTAAGTCCGTCTGAAATGCCTAGACCAATCTGCCAGCCGATGTCAGAATAATCGTCGTTAATTACATCTTGAATAGTCCCTGCCATGCTTGAAATGTTATCCATGGCTTTTCTCCAACCAGTCTGAATACCTCGATTCAAACCAGACATAAGAGCTGAACCATTCTCGATAAGCAGTCTTCTGTCATACGAAACAGGACCTTTATGGTCTTTAATCCACTTAGCCATATTCGAGACACTGGAAGTAATCTGAGACCAGCCTGAATCAATACCAGACTTCAACCCGGACATAAGAGCCGAACCGTTTGCATGAAGGTTAACTCCTTGGCCAATTTGAGAAAGGGTGTTGTTTGCTGAATTTACAAATCCTTGAGTGGCACTGACAAGTTGCTGGCCGGATACTCTCCAAACAGCAACCATCTGACTTCCATTATTGCGAACACTTTGCACGATTGAGACCATGCCATTGTTCACTACAACAAGAATTTGAGCCATACTTGCTTGCATGCTAGTAGCCATCAATGTTCCAGCCGTTTTAACTGCTGTCGCAAGAATAAGAAACGAGGCTGGTGCACTTCCAGTTACAACTGACAAGTTAGAAATCAAGCCAGGGAATGTTGCTAATGCAGCAGTTGCTATCATAGCAGATTGAGCGAACATCATCATTCCGTTGCTGAGAATGGTCATACTACTCCCTACTGCTGACAAATCAGAGCCGTATCCTGCTATTTTTCCAACACCTAAAGCAACCGCTCCTAAAGAAGCAGCCATATCGCCAAGACTTGTGTTAGTGATCATCACGACACCCTCAGCCAAAGCCTTGAAACCTTGACCTGCTTTAAGTGCAGAATCTCCAACAGATTGAATAACCCTAGATATTGCATCTAGAATGTTAGACAATCCACCGCTTAGAGTCTCGATTATTTTGCTTATTGCATCAACGAATGTTGAAATAGCAGGCGCACACACTCCTAAAGCCAATCCGAAGGCAGCAACACCAACAGAAGCTATTAAGAGACCTGCTCCAAAAGCAACTGCTCCGGCAGCCGCAACCAAGGCGCCTGCTCCTAAAACAAGCAATCCAGCTCCCGCTACTAGTGCTCCTGCACCAAGAACAAGCATTGACCCACCTAATGCAATCAAAGCAATCGATGATGTCAAACCATATTCTGAAATAACGGGTAATTGAACTGCTAACAGAGCTAAACCAACCGAAGCGGCATATACTCCAACCCCAATCAATGCTATTGCTGCGCCAAAGGCTAAAATACCAACCGCTCCTGCTGTTAATGCAGGACCTAAAAAGGCGAATACTGCTGCAAGCGCAGCGATTCCAACAGCCAAACCGACCATGGTTAGGATTGCTCCTGCACCAGCGCTCGATAATTGGATAGCGGCTTGCACTAAAAGATAGATTCCTGTTGCAGCAAGTAAAACACCTGCCCCAACCATTAATAAGCCTGCTCCTAATTTCAAGACAGAGCTTGCTGCTGCTCCTGCTGATGTACCTACTGCGGTATTTCCTGCGCTCATTGCTGTACTTGCAGCCGCATTTGTTGCTTGAGCGGCAGTAAGACTAAGAGTATTGCTAATTAATGAAACAAGGTTCTTCCCAAAATCAAAAGCTGATTTGAGACCTCTTGCAATTGTAAGACCTGTTTTAATGCCTTTTAACGCAACCGCGAAACTAACAACGCCAGTAATCAATGCACTCCACATATCTGGGCTAATAGATTGAGCAAGTTTTGAGAACCAACTGACAAGAATTGAAATTCCATTCACTATCTGCCCTACTGCTATACCAATCGTTTCCCATGGAATAGCTTCTCCTAGGTTTTGAGCGACCTCAGTAGCGGCTTCAGATAAGTCTTTGAACGCACTATAAGCACTATTTATAGCTCCTGTCTCAGCAAATGAATCTAAAACGAATTGAAATCCTCTTGCTAATTCTTGTATGACAGCATTTACGAATGCAATTACATTGCTAATCCCTTGAAGTAAATCCTTGAATCCATTTCCTTCACTGGTCAATTCACCAAAGAGAGACTGGAATGTCACAACTACATCCCGGAAAGTGTCCTTGATAACATCAAATGCACCATCATCCACTCCAATTCCTGCAAATAATGACCTGAATCCTTGTTCAATCTTAGGACCTGCTTCAGCTATCGCTACTTCAATAGCATTAGGGAGTTGACGCATGATATTTCCCACCATTGGCACGAAATTCCCCAAAAGAAAGGTTGATGTAGTAGAAATGAGGGTCTTCAGAGATGGACCGATATCCTCACCAAGAGAGAGGTTCGCCAAGAAATTGGATGCAGAAGCCTTCATTGCAGAGAACGAACCACTAAAAGTAGTTTCAGCTTCTTTTGCTGCAACTCCTGCGACACCTAGCTCTTGTTGAACCAAATCAATAGCCTCAACGACATCTGCGAAGTTGTTAATATCAAACTTCTTGCCCATTGCTTTCTCAAGCTTGCTGGCATCTTTAAGAAGTCGCTGCATTTCTTGTTGGGTTCCGCCATAACCTAGCTTAAGGTTGTCCAACATTGTATAGTTTCCTTTGGCAAAGCCTTGGTAGGCCATCTGAATTGAACCAATGTCAGTACCCATTTTAGCTGAGTTGTCGGCCATAGCCATGATTGCTTTATTGGCTGATTCAGCAGCCTTCACTGCATCACCACCAAGTGCTTTCTTCAAACTAGCACCAAAAGAAACGGCCTGCTCTGCGTATGTGTTAGCTGAAATCCCTGCAGATGCTGCAGTAGTAGCATATTGCTTCATGGTGTCTTCAGCTCCCTTGTAGAGCGTATCAATACCACCGAATGATTGTTGTAGCTTAGCCCCTTCGTCCAAAGCGGTTGAGAAGACACCTTTCATAGCACTCCCCAAGGATTGAATCCCAGAAATCAGCGCACCGCTAACAATGTTAGCCCCAAGGACAGACTTGAAGACTGAACCTAATTGTGTACCGCTTTCGGCCAATCCTCCGACCATGCCTTTTAACCGTGCGACTCCTGATTGAGCCTTGTCGCCATCCATATCAACTTGAATGACAACCTTACCATCTGACACCTTGTTACCTCCTTTCTATTCCATATCGTAATCATCATCTTCATCATCATATTCTTCAGAATCAGGCAAGGCATACTCTTTCTTTAGCTTCACCATTTCATCGATGTAAGCTTGAGAGTCGCCTTTTCGTGGCTTGTACTTCCTGATTTTGATGACCTCAACGAATTTAGCACCTTCTGGCAAGCCTGATAACAAGGCATTAAACTTCTTCCAGTGTAGTTTCCCTCTTTCTTCAAGCAAATCAATACCATATGCTTGCATGAAACTGGCATATATGAAATCACCATCTAACGAAATATCGTATACAGGCGGTTCTTTGCTTTGAATAGAAGGTTCTTTTTTCATCACATTTCCGGCTAAGTCGTACTCAACCGATACATCTTTCAGTGATTTTAACTGGATGTGTTCCTCGAAAACCTGTTGGAAGATATCCATAGCATCTTCAATCGAGAACAACCCAAATCCATCTCCTGTAAGCATTTTTAAAGCAAAAAAAGGCTTAACCTGTTCTGGAATCTCTTCATCACACCACATTTCAAAAAGTCTAATGATGTTATCAAAGGACATATTGAGAGAGTAGACCTTATCACCAATAACCAACTCATCCGTCAATTTTCGTGATAGATCTAGCATAATTAACCCTCTAAATATTTCTTGATTGCTTTTTCAGAATGTCGGCTTTCAAATTCGGTAACAATGCCACGGATGGTTTGAATCAGATAGTAAATTGTGTCTGTTGTTGTTTCGCCTGAGAATTTATAGACTTTATCAAAGGCTTCTTCATCGAACAACTCTGTCCAACTATCTTTAGATGCTTTGTAAGCCTCTTTGAAAGCTGACTCATCATCTGCTTCTTCCAGTTTTTTTAGCACGTTTCTCCATGTTCTGGCCAATTGTCTTCATGCGTTTGATATTTTCATCATTCGCCACATATTCAAGCTGAAACTCCCCAAAATCAACAGGGATGATGTTACTTAGTTTTTTAATTACGACCATTTTTATCTCCTTTCAAAAAAAGAAGACAAGGCGAAAATCGCCCTGCCCCTATTCAGGTAATACGTTTGATTTCTTAGGTTTGCGAGTCCATACAATCTTGAACTTGATTTTTTCAAGCTCAGAGGCTTCACCGTCACCGATTTCGATTTCAGAGAGACGAGCAAGTCCCTCTTTTTGAGTTTTGCCATCAGATGAAACTTCCTTGTACCAAACGATGAGATCATCACCGACCTCGTCTTCTTTATCAGCTACAAAGTTCTGAGCCTTATCTGAGTAATCACGATGCCCTTCAAATGTACGACCTCGAGTTTTTGAAACGATGATGTTTTCTTTAGTCCCATCACCGTCAAAGTATGCTGCATCGTCGTCTTCTTCGTTGTTTTCAGGGGATGAAGATTTAATCCCTTTAGCAATCCACATATACGCTTCTTTTCCTGGTACAGTCTCAGGATTTTCAGCGCTATAAGGGCCGATGAAATGTTTTCGTAGTGCATTTTTGTTCTTTGTCATCTATTCTTTCCTTTCGATTTCAAGATTTGCTGTTACGTCCAGCAAATAAGTGTAAAAGCCTTGTTCATCTAACTCGTTCAAATACGGTTTTTTGACTTCAAGACCTAAAAAGTTATATGAATTGTTCTTGCTTGGTAATTCCAAGCCGATTTTTGATAAGGCAGTGTTAATCTGCCATAGAGTATTATCAATTAGTTTCTGGTCTTTTGACTTGATTGCAATCTCAAAAGGCAGGTCCACAATCTGCGTCCCTGCCATGTCCTCTTCTACCACATTTCCCCCAGGAAGCGGGTAGATGACCAATCCCTCATGCTCGTCTAAATAGCCGTGTTTTGAGGGGATTTGGGTTTGAACACCTTTGATATGCTCCAATAAAACCTCTGAAAAGTCATTTTCGTGCATTATTTAACTCCCATTGCTTTGGCACCGACCTCTGCCCAATTCTTAGCATATAGAGCTGAGGCTTTCTTATCCCATCTCGGACCAGTTCCAGGTGTTGGTTTTTGACTAAGTAATTTCTCTTTATTCGCAAAGAAAAACTTCCTTTGCTTTTCTGAAAAGAAACCTTTCCGTTTCTTGCCATAATAGAGCAATCTTGCGTGTGGTGCTGCATAGATAATCGAATCTTGTCGAACATGTCCACTAGACCTTAATATTCCTTTTCTTTTTGGAACAAATCTATCCATATCCAATAGCATTTGGTTAGCTATAGCTAGTTTTCCTTTTGCGAAATTTTCTGGAGATACTTTCTTCTCAACACCTTTCAAATCAATCTTTACACTAGCACCGCCCATCAAATCACCTCGATTTCATAAGCTAACAGCTTCTTAGTGAACGGATGGTATTGTGGAATAATGTCTTTGACAACATAACTGGTCTCATCTTCCTCAACGATGCCGCCAACGAAACTCTTATCAAGTTCCACTGGGCAGTATTTAGGATAGACAATTACAGTCGATGAGTTCCTTTCGCTCCGATGGTTGCCTGTTCCAGAATTAGAGAAGGTTCTGTCGAACTTGCAAGGGGATAAATAAAGGGGGTCAGAGTATGTCTCTTTCCCCCAATCATCCTTCCCTTCGACCTTCTTAATCGTCAAAGAGTCAGGTAGCATTCGTTTATCTATCATAATCAACCCTCTCAAAGCCAAATCCTGCCATTCTCAGCCAGTTTTCAGCGTCTCTCGATAAATTATACCTCTCTGCCAAAGAAAGCGAACCTGAGCCATTCTGAGAGCCTGTGCGATAGCTTACTGATGTCCGTCCTACTGACATGCTCGCAATAGATTGTCTATCTTCCGCAGTCATGATGCCCGAACTGTCCAAGTAAGCAATCTGAAAGGCTGTGGCACGTTTGACAGCCTTCTTTCTTGCCTCAATATCGGTATCAAAACTATTCATAGAGTAGAAATCTCTAGTGTAAGCATCGATAGTCATTTCAGCTCGTTGTAGCAACTGGTCAAAATTTTCAACCGAATCAAAACCTAAACCTCTGAACTCTTCTCTTGTTAAGTAGGTCATGACAACACCACCTTACATCAAGAAGTCAGTTGATTCAGGGATTTCCGGAACTGGTTCTGTAAGTCCTACAGGTGCTACATCTGGCTCGATACACTCAAGCCACACTTCGTTGTAATGAGCAACGGTTTTTTATTGATTTCATCCGCTTCAGCAGATGTCATTTCATAAACAACCCCTGCATCGAATTGTCGCCCTGTTTTTCAACATAAAAATTAGTTTTAGCTTCAAATTTGGCCATTTAGCACCTCCAAAAGCTCGTCTTTGGTCTTGTTTGAATAGCCCTCAAACCCTCGCTCTTTAGCAAGAGCTTTCAACTCTGCCAAAGTCATGTCCGAAAGTGAATGAGTAGCCAAAATTTCTGAGATTTGGCCATCTTCAATCACTTCTTCAAATCCATCAGCGATTAGCTGATTTTCAAGTAAGCTGCCTTCTTGCACAGTGTAGACTTGATTCCCTTTTTCGTACTTACGCAT